CACGGGATGTAGCTCAGTTTGGTAGAGCACTCGCTTTGGGAGCGAGGGGCCGTAGGTTCGAATCCTATCATCCCGATTATGAATTGGAGAACATGGAAGAAGAAGATCTGTTAAAGCCAACAAGAGACTTGATGAGGGAAACTTTAATGGGTATCTTTGATATCATTGAGAAAACAGTGGATGATCCACAATTAAAACAACAAGCAATCGAAGATATGAAAAGACAACTTGAGGGTAACTTGGGAGATTTTATGAAATGATTGACTATATTGATAATGTATTTGATCAGTTTTCTTACAATGCTATAGTTGAATATTGTTTAAGTTCACCATACTTCTTTGGGGAAACTGATAATCCAAGTACACCTCCGTGTGGAATGGTATCCGACTTCGATCCCCAGAGTGAAATCTGTGCAATGATGAACAATCATGTGTATAATGTTGTTCCAAGTATTCGCAATTTGAATTTGTATGCATCATACATAAATCTTTTTACCCCATCAGAGAACCCAAGGTTCCATACCGATTGCGAAATCGGAATAACTTGTTTATACTATGTTGGATTAATTGAAACTCGGGTCCAACAGTGGAGACAATTGGAATATCATCCAAATGAAGGAGGAGAAACTCAATTTCTTCAAGGAGAAAGTTCCATAAATATTCTGCCAATCGCAAATAGATTGGCCTTCTTCGATGCTAATATACTGCATCGAGCAACATCATTTAGAAATCACTACAGATTTACAATCGCACTCAAGTATCGCTAGGAGATTAAAATGAAATTAGCAGTTTACACAAAACCAGGTTGTCCATACTGTGATAAGATCAAGCAAGTATTTGATATGAAAGGATGGTCTTATGCTGAGTATACATTAGACAAACACTTCAATAGAGAACAATTTTATAGTCAGTTTGGATATGGTGCTACATTCCCCAGAGTTCTTAAAGATGATCTTCAACTCGGTGGATGTACCGAGTCAATTCAATATTTTCGGTCACAAGGACTACTGTAATAAATACTTAGGTGTTCAAATATAGGAGGTTGGGCCCTTTATAATTGTTTGTATCTAAGGAGGACCCATGGGAAGTTTAGAGTTTATTTACATTGCTTTTTTCCTAACAGTAGGAACGTTTATTGTTGCCTTTATGGCAGGTTGGTTTGCCAACAATTTATTTGATGCCTGGTACGACAAGGCTGGATATGCAAAACATATCCTACATCCAGAGATGTACGATGAAGATGGTGAAATCTTACGAGATGAACTGACGTACTTGACACTCCTGGATGAAGATGATATGATCGATGAGGAAGATGAATAAAATCTACTATGATCCTTATCGATATGAACCAAGTGATGATTTCCAATCTCATGGTTCAAACCAGAATCTCGGATGGAATCGATAAAGGACTAGTTCGCCACATGGTACTTAACTCACTTCGGATGTATGTCCAGAAGTTTTGTGGGGAGTACGGTCGTGAACTAGTCCTTTGTTATGACTCCAAACGCTATTGGCGACGAGAGTTTTTCCCTTACTACAAAGGGACCCGCAAGAAAGATCGAGAAAAGTCCAACTTTAATTGGAGCCAGATCTTTGAAGTTTTGAATCAAATTCGTGATGAAATCCGTGAGCACATGCCATACACAGTTATGGAAGTAGATGGTGCTGAAGCAGATGACATCATCTCTGTCATGACAAAACAAATAGCAGTGAAGAATATTCGTTTGCAGAAGGATATGCAACCTGTTGAAAAGGTTCTGATTCTTTCTGGAGATAAAGACTTCATTCAGTTGCAGAAGTATCCTTGGTTGAAGCAGTATAATCCTGTAATGAAAAAGTTTGTTTCTGGTATGGATCCAAAGCAATATATCATTCAGCACGTACTCAAAGGGGATAAGTCTGATGGTATTCCTAACTACCTTTCTCCCGATGATACTTTTGTTGAGGGTAAAAGGCAACGTCCTTTGATCAAGAAGACTCTTGACAAGATTATTAATCTGTCACCAGAGCAGTTCTGTAATGCAGAACAGATGGAATACTACAAACGAAATTTGACCCTCATCGATTTCTCCTATATACCTGTAGAGGTCGAAGAAAAAATTATTGAATCATATGATTCCGTGACCCCTCCTCCTAGAAGTAAAATGTATACTTATTTCGTGGAGAAGCAACTTATTAGTTTACTTGAAAAGATTGAGGAATTTTGAAATGTCAATGACAACCAGTAATCGACTGCTTGTTTCTGAAGTACTTCAGAAAGTATCGAATGCAAAGACGAAAGCAGAGAAGATTAAGATTCTGCAAGAGAACAGTACTCAAGCACTAAGGTCTATTCTTATTTGGAATTATGATGATAGTGTAGTTTCTATGATTCCTGAAGGTGAAGTTCCTTTCACTCCAAATGAAGCTCCTGCAGGAACAGAGCATACTGTTCTTGAAAAGGAATGTGCTAAACTCTATTACTTTATTAAGGGTGGTAAGGATGATCTCAAACAGTTCAAGCGTGAGGAGATGTTTATCCGAATGCTAGAGGGTCTTCATGTTAGTGAGGCACAACTCCTTGTTCTGGTGAAAGATAAAAAACTTCAGGACAAGTATCGAATAACTAAAGCAGTAGTACAAGAGGCATTTCCCCAAATTAAGTGGGGAGGCCGTTCCTGATGAAGATTATATATAAAGATTGTGCTCCTGATGTGGCTAATGATAGAACATTACCATACAATTCATATCTAGTTGAATATAAAATTGACGGTGCCATTTGTTATGATCTTGTAATCACTGATAAAAAAGTTGATATCTTTGATTATTATTGGGATCGTTATCGTGAAGATCTTATTTCGTTTAAACAATCTGAAGGTAGGACTAATCCTAAATTATGGGACATGCCTAAAAAACAAGAAAAGAAAAAGAAATGAACTTCAATTTCAACTTCGGAAAGAAGAAACCAGATAAGAAACAACTATTAATTTTAGGTGTAGTTGTTTCCACAATCATCGCAACTCTATCACAATGTACGGGGGTATCGGAGAATGGACTTTGGGATTTACTGGATGAAGTTCAAAGAAAATATTTCCCACAAACTATTCTTAATGACCTTCTACTACAAGATCCTGACAAAGTAAAGCGCAGAGTAGAAAGAGATGTCGATAAAGCCTTACTAGACTATCAACGTCTCACTGGTGATACTGGAGAAGTTAAACTTCCACCGCCTCTCTATTCTGAAATAGATGGTGTGATGAGATTATGTTCTCCTTGGATGGATGGTTGTACTGGAGAACCTTTGGAGAAGTTGGAAGAACAGAAACTAAATTTCGAATATGAAAAACCAGAAGACTATAAAATTAAATTTTTTGGATTTTAATTGATGACTAATAAGATGACTGTATATCTGGATCCTAGAGGTCCGGCTAAAGATGAAGAAGAAGAACTTCAACAACAACTTGAGGAGCAGGAAAAACAAGAAAATATCGAGAAAGGAATGGCAATCATCAATGGATTGATTGCTTACATAGTAATCCTTCCCCTGCTGTTCATGTTTGCCTTCAACGTATCCTTGACAAAAATGTTCAGTCTTGATAGGATAGGTTACGTTGAATCCCTAGGGATTGTAATCGTTGCAAGAATTTTGAGAGGAGCAAAGAAATGAGTAAAGTTTGTCTAGTATCTGTCACTCCCGATGCAGAAAAGACAATGGCATACATCGCACGGGTTAGTAATCCTGCGAACCAAGAGAATCCTAACTATGCTAAACTCCTAAAGTATTGCATCGAACATAATCACTGGAGTGTGTTTGAACAGTCTACCATGACCCTGGAAATTGAAACCAATCGTGGTATCGCTGCTCAAATTCTCCGTCATCGTTCGTTTACTTTTCAAGAGTTTTCGCAACGATATGCAGATGCTTCTCTTCTGACTGAAGAGATTCCTGTTCCTGAACTTCGGAAGCAGGATACTAAGAATCGTCAGAACTCTACTGATGATCTTGACCCAGAACTCAAGAGGAGTTTTGAACGACGTGTGAAGCATGTCTTTGCAGATATTATGGATCTGTATGATGATATGCTTTCTGCTGGAGTTGCAAAAGAGTCTGCTCGTTTTGTACTCCCTCTGGCAACTCCGACTCGTATCTATATGACTGGCTCATGCAGGTCATGGATTCATTATATTAATCTTCGTTCTGCAAATGGCACTCAGAAAGAACATATGGAAATTGCTGAGGCAGCAAAGAAAGTGTTCATCTGCCAGTTCCCTAGTGTTGCTGAAGCACTAGGATGGTGTCCTGGAGAATGCGAATGTGAAGATGTACAACCTTGTATTAGGATCGATTAAAATGAACAATCAAGAAGTAATTAGTATCGCAAAAGAATGCGGACTAGTCTATAATAACAATCATGATATTTTAGAGTTCTATCAAAAGATTCGTAAAGAATTGAAGAGAGAATTTACTGAACTGTCAGAGGTCCATAACACTAAATAAGAGGAGGTGCATCTTGCCAACATATCCCGTTAAAAACACCAAGACTGGGGAAACACAAGAACTCTACATGTCTATGGCTGACTATGACCAGTGGCGGAAAGATAATCCTGACTGGGAAAAAGATTGGTCTGCTGGAATCGGTGGAGTTACATATGGTAAACCCAAACAATCTGATGGTTTTAAAGAGGCGATGTCTAGAGTACAGTCGCACCACCCAAGAGCAAACCTATCTCGTTTCACCTAGTATGCCAGTAAAAAAGAGGAACAATAATGCAGTAGTACCTGCAGGAATGAGTGCAAAGCAAATGAGAAGAAAGAAGCCCATTAACAATGAGCATCTTCTTAACATTGAACCATTAACAGACAGTCAAAAGTCTGTGTTTGATTGTTGGGCAGAAGACAAACATTTAGTTCTTCACGGTTGTGCTGGTACAGGTAAGACCTTTATCAGTCTCTATCTGGCTTTAAGAGAGGTATTGAATCCCAATACTCCTTACGATAAAATTTATATCGTTCGCTCTCTTGTTCCTACCAGAGAAATTGGTTTCCTTCCTGGAGACCATGAAGATAAATCAGCACTGTATCAGATTCCCTACAAGAACATGGTCAAGTTCATGTTCGAAATGCCAGATGATAATGCATTCGAAATGCTGTATAATAACCTGAGAACACAGGAAACTATTTCATTCTGGAGTACATCCTACATTCGTGGTGTTACTCTTGATAATTGCATCATCATCGTTGATGAATTTGCAAACCTCAACTTCCACGAACTTGATTCTATGATCACTCGTGTTGGCCAGGATGCTAAAATTGTTTTCTCTGGGGATGTTTCTCAGTCTGACCTGGTGAAGCAAAACGAAAAGAACGGTGTTCTTGACTTTATGAAAATTCTTGAGACGATGGAAGAGTTCTGTTGTATTGAGTTCGGTGTTGATGACATTGTTCGTTCTGGACTTGTACGCAACTACATTATTAGTAAATTGAATTTAGGTTTCTGATGTTTAATTTTGTTGATCTTCCTGTAACACTTTCCGATATTGAGTCTATTGATAGAGACGGACAACGATTCTATCCTGTACCAAACGGAAAGTTTTATCCTTCTATCACCACTGTCACCTCATTTAACAAAGCAGCATTCTTTAAGGAGTGGAGACAAAGAGTTGGTGCTGAATTTGCAGACAGGAAGACAGCAAGAGCAACAGGAAGAGGTACTGAATTCCATAGTATTGTTGAACATTATTTGAAAAATGAGCACTTTTCTTCTGATACTTTTAGGCCTCTTCCTTACACGCTATTTCAAGTTGCGAAACCTATTCTTAATCGCATTAATAATATTCATTTGCTTGAAGGCGCTTTATATTCCGATTATCTGGGTGTTGCTGGTAGGGTTGATTGTATTGCTGAGTTTGATGGTGATTTAGCAGTCATTGACTTTAAGACATCTGACAAGGAAAAAAAGGAAGAATGGATTGAAAACTATTTTGTGCAGGCAACTGCCTACGCAGTTATGTTTTATGAACTGACTGGTATTCAACCAAAGAAGATTGTAATTATCATCGCAACTGAAGAAGGTCATTGTCAGGTGATTGAAAAAACAAACCTAGATTATTATTTTACATTATTAAAGGAGTATATTGATGCTTTTACTAGGAGTACCGTTGATGCAGAATGAATCCACAGAAGATAAATTTTTGACCGCGGCCAAGTTCTCTGAAAAGATCGAGCGATTGGTCAAAGAATCTGGTGGATTAGTTAATTACATTGAGGCAATAGTTACTTATTGTGATGAGAATCAAATTGAATACGAAACCGTATCTAAGTTGATCTCAAAACCGCTAAAAGAAAAAATTAAATATCAGGCACAAAGCCTAAATTACATGAAGAAAACCTCTAGAGGAATCTTACCGTTATGACTGGGTTTGAAGTTTATCAGATGTATCTGTCTCTTAAACTTCACTTCACTAAAGATGACTACGATTACTTTAGATTCAATGGAAAAACTAGAGCAAGTCAAGCGTCATTCGAGAAACGGAATGACGCTTATTTTTTTAAGAAGCTTGCATCTAAGTACGACCATGCTAGAATTGAAGAGTATTTCGTGTCAAACTTTGTAAGTGACAACAAGGGATACATCAAGGACATCATTCGTCCTTCGGGTGAAACCATCTATGCTGAATGGAAAAAGAAACAAGAGAGTTTCCTATATAATTTTAGGGAAGAAATTAGTAGTCTATTAGACAATATTGAAAGTCCCTATGAGGAAAACTTTGATCAGTTATTTGCCTGTTCAAAGGGTCGTCATCCAATCATCCTTACGTCCTATTTGAGGAAAGAGATAAGTGTAGAGACCTTAATTATTTTTGAGAATTGTCTGGGATATGTTAAAAGAATCGATAAAACGTTAACAGATCCAGTTTGGAAACAAGTTAGAACTCAAGTAATAAAGTATGCTCCCTTTCTAAAGATTGATTGTAAGCGATATAAGTCAATCATATTAAGAATAGTTAGAGAGAAAGTATGAGCTTTTTTAATTCTGAAATCGTTCAGGAACAACTACAATCAATCTACGACACCTATGTAGATTTACAAAAAGCAGCAGAAGCAATCGGAGATATGCCTAAGGATAAGGCTATCAAACATATCAACAAGACTAAACAACTTATCGAAAAGCAGAAACTCTTTTATACAAGACTTCAACTATCTTCCATGGAAGATGAGGATGCTGCTGATATGAAGCATCGCATCGATTTAATTACAAATATGTTCGGGTACAACACCCTGTCCGAGTCCCTGGACTCCATGACGGTCTACCTGGACAACGTGCTGGCCTCCCTTGACAGGGGCGACTAAATAGGTTATGATATGATGGTTCGGGTGAGGGGGTAACGCCCCACCAATCCAAACAAATACAACAAATACGGAGAATACAAATGTCTTTTGCAACCCTCAAGAAGCAGTCTAACTCTGTCTTCGAGAAACTGACTAAGGAAGTCGAGAAGATTTCCAATCCTGAATCTGGTTCTAGTGGAGATGAACGTCTCTGGAAACCTGAAATGGATAAGTCGGGTAATGGTTATGCAGTTATTCGATTCCTACCTGCACCTGAAGGTGAAGATCTGCCCTGGGCAAAGGTTTGGAGTCATGCGTTCCAAGGTCCTGGTGGATGGTATATTGAGAACAGTCTGACTACTCTCAATAAGAAGGACCCTGTTGGTGAAATGAATCGCCAACTGTGGAACAGTGGAAGTGATGCCGATAAAGAAATTGCTCGTAAACAAAAGCGTAAACTGAGCTACTATGCTAACATCTATGTTGTGGAAGATCCAGCACATCCCGAGAATGAAGGACGAGTCTTCCTCTATAAGTTTGGCAAGAAAATCTTTGATAAAATTATGGCAGCAATGCAACCAGAATTCAAAGATGAAACTCCCATCAACCCCTTCGACTTCTGGCAAGGAGCAGAC